GTTGGCATGGTTTGATGAGGTTGATTCCGAGCGGATTGCCGAGTTGGTGTATGAAATAGTGCATGACCGCCATTCTACTGATTCGGATAAAACCGAATACTTGTCAAATTTGGCGAGGGCGTTGGCGTTGCATGCGTCATACACCGAAACCAGAATTCATTATTTGTTTGAAAAGATAGGCAAGGTGAAATTATGACAACAAAAAGAAGCAAGTTTAAAATGGAAGCGCACGGAGATATAAATACGATTCTGGCTTTGGATTTCGCTTATGCAAAAAAAACCTATGTTGTGCGACTTGATGTTGAAACGGCAAAATATAAACTTTATGAACTTCCGCCATATTCAAAAGACCATTTGGAGTTTTTAAGTGCTTTGCGTGCCATAATCCATGAAAACCGTGACAACAAAACACTGTTTATTTGTGAATATCCATCTTATAAAATAAACGTGGAGACGTTTAGGAAACTGGTTTCGGTGTATAGTGCTATTGATAATCTCATTCTTGAAATGAGAAAAAGCGGACTTGTTATTGACTTTTGTGCTGTTCCGCCGTCCGTTTGGCAATCCGCTGCGTTTGGTGCAAGAAAAAATCGCAAGATGTTGAAATACTTATCAAAAAAGCGAGCGAGCGTTTTGACCGGATATCAGGTGTTGAATGATGATATTTCGGATAGTATAAATATCGCAATATTCGCTTTTGAGCAATTGAAACAGACAAGAATATTTGTTTATAGAAGTGCGAAATAGCGGTCAGGCAAGCGTTACGTGTGGTGGCGGCGGAAAAGACGGTAATATAAAGGAGGCGGGGAAATGATTGATTATGAATACATCGGCGCATTGAAGCGGGAAATAGAAAAAATGACGCCCGAAGAGCTGCTCAAATCGAAACACGAACATGAGGCAGAACTAATCGAATGCTGGCGTGAACATGCGTATCACTCGGAGCAGGTGGACAAATACTGGAAGTGTATTGAAAGAGAAAAGTATCTGATGGAACTCATCAAGCACAACATGTTCAACAAGGAGGCGGAAAAATGAGCGAGAATAGTAAATTAGACAGGGAACGATTGATGATAGATTTGGATGATTTATGCAAAAAGCACAATCTGAAAGATGGGGCGTTTTGCGCCGTTCATGTAGAATCAGAAGAATACTTCGGAAACCTTGCTATTCCTGAGCCAACGTATCAATCGTATATGATGTCGTCGTTGAACGTAGGTAGGTTGTGGCAACATGCAAGAGAAAATATAAGAAAAATAATGGGAGAATTTGAAAAATTGATTTTTATGGTGATAAAGTTAAGACGTTTTCAAGGCGCAAATATTATGATGTTTGCGATTGTGGCGATAATATTGAAAATTATGCGTCAATTGTATTTGCGAGGAACGCCTGTTTTGATATTGCGGAATCGTTGAATATTGAAACGTTTATAGAAATTGATGATGATATTACAGGATTTGAATGGCGGTTGACGGCTTATGGCGAAAGCATTTATTATTCTATAAAAAATAATATTGATGACATATTGACAGTATTGATTGAATTTTATGAGAAATGCGGGCGGATAGATTGTTTATCAATAGGACAAACTGGCGGAGATTTTACTGGTGGTGGAGTCAATAAGCCGTTGTCGAAGCGCAAGATGATGGGGTTTTTTATCTGCTCAACGAGAAGGCGTTTTGAGTTTATCGGAAGGATTAATGAGGATGTAAATACGTATGCAGCGAAGGCGCGTGCGGGAAATTTGTTTATTATGCAAATGATGATTGTATTTCACACAATAACGACGCAATCGCAAAAGGGCGGATTGACCGAAATATATCTGGAATATGGAACTTATTTAAAATCTTTTTATTCTGTAATGTATTGTCCGTCCGGCGTTAAGGTGATGTTATTTTGCGATGGACAACAAAAAAATGAGCAAGGGCGTTATCATCATAACATAAATTGGAATGCGGTTGCGCCGAAGATATTGCGTCCGCAAGCGTGACCTTAAAGACCGACCTTTTCCGACCTTGACTAATACCTTAAAAAGACAAAAAAACCGTTCTACGGCGATTTGTGGCGGTTTTTGCGATGGTTTTTAAGCCGTATATATCTATATAATAGACCTAAAATAACAAGACTTGTCTTAATGCCTTAAATACAATATATTGTATGCCGCGCTATATACAAATACAATATATTGTATGTCGTGTTTCAAGGCGCAAAAAAATATTAAATTATTTAATTTTTTTCTTGACGTGGCGAAAACGTCTATATTATTAGTTAAGCACAAAATTGATAAATTAAATTGTTCATTGAAAAATTAAAACGGACGCCGAGAAGAGATAGAAACAACAAGCGGACGGCGGACGATTTAATAAATAACCCGAATCGAAAGGAGAATGATGATGCCGATGACAAGAGAACAAGCGGTGAAAGAGTTATCCGAGATGGACGGACACGAGATTATTGATGGCGATTATGCCATCGAACTTGCGGGAGCGTTTGGAGTAAGCGTTAAACCATACATCTTGCGTGATGACCCGCATTCTTTCAAGGGCGTTCATTTAGATAACGGCTTGAAAGAAATTCGCGGATTTGGCGTGATGGAATTGGCGCGAGAAATATGCGAGGGAATTGGTTTGTCTGGCACACGTTATTATAATGGACGTGGAAGTCAATTTCGAGCATACGTGCGCCGCATTATTGAAGGTTAATTGGTGTTAACGCTCCCGCTATTGTTTATACGATAGCGGGAGTAACCTCCAAAAAAGGAGAACGTAGCATTAAAAAAGTAGGAGGTGATGAGTTATGGCTGTTGGAGCAAAAAAGGTTCCGATTAAATTTCCCAAAAAAGGAAAAGCAAAAAAACCGGCAAAGAAAAAGGTTAGAATAAACGTTAAAAACATGCCGGCAGAGGCGGTGAGACTTACCGGAGGCGGAAATAAATAACAATCGGCTGTTCATTGTGTTATTATAGACAAGCGAGGATAAATACTTTGCTTGTCTTTTTTTTGTTTTTACAATGCCCTTAAATCGTTCAAAAACATGTCAAGGCGGTATTTTAAATGTTAATTTGTGAAAAGATATGAGAAAACTTATAAAACCGCTCAAAATTAAGGGAAATGGCATTAAACGTGAAATTTTAAGATATATATATTTATATATTATATATTATATATTATATATTATATTTATATATTATAATATACTCTTAAAATTTTGACTTGACTTGTATATTCCTGAATACGTATCGGATAATTCCATAATGAATGAGAAATCTATATCTAATCGAGGGCGGAAGTCTAAATATGATTTCTATGTTAAACCACGTCTTGAAGAACTCGCAACGTGGCTAAAATCAGGCATGACGGAAGCGCAGTGTTGGAAGAATCTCGGAATATCTGTTGAAACCGCCAATCAATACAAACGCAAACATCCCGAATTTCTGGAAGTCGTTAAAAATAGCCGTGAGGTTGCAAATAATACAGTAATTTCAAGCCTTTATAAACTATGCACCGGCTACGAATCGCAAGATGAAGTGATAACAATCACCGAAGTTGACGGAAAAATCAGAAAACACAAAGCAATTAACAAGCGGACACACAAGCCGGAGGTTGCGGCAATTATATTTTGGTTGACCAATAGATGCAAAGATAACTGGCAAAATCGTTTAAATAGCAATATTAATAGCAATGTTAATGTAAAATCGTCTTTTGCAGATATAGTTAAAGAGTTTCACGTGAAACATAATGGCAAGAATGGCGAAAAACAAGAAAAACAATCAAACGCTAACGAACCAGAATAAAGCGGATGATTTGTTATCAAGGCGTATTGAGCATTACCGAACATCCGAGCATGGATGGAATGATTTTGCATCTGATATTCTTGGCGTGTCTCTTGATGGCAAACAGCAAGAAATTATTGATGCCATACAACACAATTCCAGAGTTGTAGTTAAAAGCGGACATGCAAGAGGAAAAGATTATCTTGCGGCGGTTTCTGCGTTGTGCTTTTTGTTTCTTAACTATCCATCGAAAGTTCTCAATACGGCTCCAACAGATAGACAAGTCAATTTTATTATGATGTCCGAAATCAGGCGCATTTATAACAATGCGAAAATAAATTTAGGTGGAGAATTGCTCGGAACGTTGATTCGTATGCCCGACCCTGACTGGTTTTTGCTCGGATTTAAACCAACGGATAGTGATACAGAGAAGTGGACAGGTTATCACTCGCAAAATCTATATCTCATTATGTCCGAAGCGTCAGGTATGTGTGAAGCCATTTATAATGCGGTTGAAGGCATATTAACTGGCAATTCTAAACTACTTCTCGTTGGCAATCCAAACAATACCGCTGGTGGATTTTTTAATGCGTTCAAGTCCGATTTGTTTAAGAAATTCACGCTTAATTGTCATGATGCGCCAAACGTGGTTGAGCGTAAAGTGGTTTATTCTGGTCAAGTTGATTATAAGTGGGTTGATGACCATGTTAATATGCAGGGTTGGACGACCAAAATAAGGGAACAAGAAGCCAATATTGATGATGGTGATTTCTGCTGGAATGGCGAATGGTATCGCCCGTCAGATTTATATAGGGTTAAGATTCTCGGTTTGTTTCCAAAAGAATCGCCCGATGTTCTTATTCCCTACTCATGGATTGAGCAGGCAATAGAGCGATGGAAAGAACGTTATCCCTATGGCGTCAATACCTATGCTCCTGTCGAAGGGAATTTATCAATTGGTGTTGATATTGCCGGTTTGGGAACAGATAAGACCGTTATAGCATATCGAACGGATAACGCCCTTATTGGATTTGATGCTTATGCCGGTCAAGAACATATGCAGACGGCGGGGATTGTTAAAAAAATTTCCGAAAGACATTCTCGTGCGTCTTTAATGCTTGATACAATTGGCGAGGGAGCGGGTATATATTCAAGGCTTAAAGAGCAAAACGTAAAAGCCATATCAGTCAAATTC